ACATAAATGATTATTCTCTTATTTCTTAATATTTTTTTTTTTTTTTTGTTCAGAATTTAATACCGACATTTGCCCATGCCAAAAATACTACTGTTATGCAGTCCGGTGAGTCTCGGTTATTGGCTCGAATAAACAACGGGCTTTTTTTATGCCCGACAAATGCTTGTTTAATATAAGGTGGTTGCCTTTCCCTAAACTATATAACCCGATCTTCGGACGGTTTGCGGTAGTGTTTTTGGCGAAACAGGGAAATGGCTTCCGCCTTTTTCTTTTTTTAATAGACCAAAAACACTATCGTTATGAAAAAAGAATTTCAAACCGGCACAAGCTACGTGCCTTCGTTCCGTACTGGTAGCACGGACGTAAACACGATCCAACATCGTTATTTTCAGGAATTGGAAAAAGATTGTTCCATAAACTCGGCTTCTGATGCGTATTACTTATCCGCTATTGCCTGGTTCTGCCTTACTTTTATCTTCCCTCCGGCTGTTATTGGTGCGGCTGTTTGTGTGTACCGGGCAAAGAAATTACAGAAGAAAGGAGGTAGAAAATGAAAGCTTATTATATAAGGCTTAACGAGTATAAGCCACAGAATCGAAAATGCGCGGAAATGACGGAGTTTGCAAACCAATTTGATAATACATTTTGCCCTGATGAAATTTCCTTTGACGCTTTTAAAGCCGAATTAGAGGTCAAAATGAAGGAGGTGAACGAAAAATACCCTAATACAATGCCGTTAAAATTATCTTCCGGTACCGGATATATTCATATAGACCAGGACACAAAAACACATAGTAACGGATGCGACAAACCTGTTGTCTATTTTTATGTTTACCAAATTAAAAAAGTATATAGGTTTTCAGAATGTCCCCAGTTAGAACAGGAAGGAGGTACTGAATGAATGCAAATAATCCTGATATCCTATTTTTCGTCAGACGTGAATACGGTGCGCCTTCCATTGAATTAAGAGCATACAAGGTGGAGAAGGTTAACAATGAGTTTGCTTTCCTCGAACTTGAACGTTTGCGGTTGGTTGTTTTCTCCGGTGATTTTCAGTCTGTATCACTTCATCATGAGTACGGTAAAAACAACTGTTTGTATAATAGTGCTAATAATATACCGGATTTGATTAAAGACATGAAGAGGTGGCAGTTATCACCCATTGACAGACGTAATTACGAACGGTTTAGAAAAGTCGCCCTTGGAATATACCAACGGGCCGGAATAATTGATTTCACTACCTTAGAGACTACACCGATTAAAAACGTTTAAAAAGAACTACAATTATGAAAGATATAGAAGTAAACGGCGCACATATCACGGATGAAAGTGCCGAAATTTTGAAACAGTGGCAAATTAATAAGGAACCGGTTTCCGGTTGTTACATCGAAGTTATTGAGGACTTAATCGATTACCTAATAGAAAAAGGAGATGAAATTACACCAATAGATGAGGTGTTAAGGAAGATTCAATTATTACGCATGATGAAAAAAGACATCGAAAAGCTGTCTAATCCTTAATATTAATAATTTAGCAAACTGGCTGAAAAGGCAGCCGTTGGGTTTAAGTCCCATGTTAGGGTTTGTTTGTGCCGGGGTGGTTCCCGGCACTCTCTTTTTATGTCCTTTTCGGCTTCTGGCATTATTTCGACTTTTGTACAGAAATAAAAAAGCAGGAATATGACAGATACGATTATTACGGCGGTTATTACCGCTCTTTGTACGGGTAGTTTGACCTGGTTATTCACACTCCGATATACCCGCAAACAGGCGGAAGCGGACGCCATGAAGTCGGTACAGGAAGTTTACCAGGAGCTTATAGAAGATTTGAAGAATGACAGGCAGGAACTAAAGAAACGTTTCGACGAAGTGGATAACAAGTACAAGGAAGTCCTGCAGAAATGTAATGAAATGGAGAAAGCTATCAAACGTAATACCCGGGTAATGGATACTATGAAACCGTTCCTTTGCGGCGTGAAAAATTGTCCGAATCGGGAATCTATCACTTTTGACACTAATAATAACTAATAATCATTATGAAAAATGGAATCATACACTTACTTATTCTTATTTGTTTTGCAGCTTGTTTTTACGGTTGTCGTTCTCATCGCTCTGTTACGCGAGAAACGGTTACAGAAGCAACTGGAGAAGAAAAACAAACAACTGCTGATGGAGTTATCGAACTTGCGCGGAGAGATTCGGTCAGTGAGGAACATGTACTGCACGTTCACCGGGAAGATAGTACGCATATCCGTATCAACTACGACAGCCTCGGAAGAATTAAAGAAATTGATTTCAGCAACCGAAAAACTGAAAAAAGAACTGGAAAAAATCAAAGCAAATCCTATCAGGATCATAAAAAAACTGCCAGTCAACAGGAAACAACCGTTACCCGTAAATCCGACATTAAGCAGCAAAGCCAGGAAGAAAAAAAGACGGCAAACGGGTGTAGCTTATGGACGTTTTTAAAGTTCATGTTTTTCTTTCTATCCTTTTGTCTGATACATGATAATTGGGGTAAGATTAAAAACTTTATTCGTCGGTTATGGAAAAAATAAACTTATACGTGGCTATTGAGCAAATGAAACATATTTCCGTTACCGGCGGAACGTTTTCCGTCAAATTCCGGAAATGGAACAGACAGACACGGAACGGCGGCGATATGGTAATACTTACGGCCGCACGTTTGAGAAGGAAAGCCACGGACGAGAATATAGAAAATTCAAGCTATAAACTATTCCTGACAGATACCACGACCGGACGCCCGCTTAATTGCTGGGAATGTCTTGTAATGGAGTTTAACGGGAAACGAATAACTATTTAACATTATGGAAATAAGACGAAGTGGAAACTTTGGAGTTATAGATACCGGAACCGGCAGAGGACTGATTTCCTTTTCTATTGGTGGACGCGGTAAGGGCTGGGAGCCTTCCAGTATCCAATTAAACCGGCGCGGCAGCTTCTTTTCGCGGAAAATAAGCGTTAACGGAACTTTCATCGTTCCAATGGGTGATAACAACGATATGCCGGGGGAAGTCATGCGCCTATTGGATAAATTTTACGCCGGTGAAGGTATTATGGGTAAGATTGCCGGTTTACAATGGGGAGAAGGGCCGCGATTGTATGAGGATGCGATAGACGAAGAGAATAACCGTTTTTACCGACGTTGGAAACTCGATCCGAAAATAACGGCCGATCTGGAATCATGGGACTATACAACGGTTCTTCACCGTTCGCTTGTTGACCTTACACACATGCAGGGATTTTTCATAAAGTTTGTCCGGAACAGGGCACCGCGTATCGGCAATCCCGGACGTTTCGTCAGGCTGGAACATATACCTTACCAGAAGGCGCGTCTGGTATATCCGCCTGATGGAGAGGACGAGCCGCAGGAAATACTTGTAGGTGATTTCCCTTATCCTGATCCGGCCTACACTTACCGATATCCTATATTCGATCCGGCAAATCCGTTTAAATATCCGGTTTCGGTAAAATACTATAATATTTATTCCTTTTGCAAGGATTTTATGAGTACACCGCGTTTTCTGGGAGCCTTGGACTGGTTGGAGCTGGCAGGCGGATTGGCTGATATTCTCATCTCTTATAACGAAAACGCTTCGGCTATCTCCTTACACATAGAATCCCCGCAGGCCTATTGGGATAGAGCGGAGGAACGAATAAAGGGCGTTTGTGCTCAAACCGGTGAAACGTATTCAAATAAGATGTTGGAGGAGTTTAAGGACGCGGCTATGGAGAAATTCGCTTCTAATATTACAGGGAGAGAGAACGTCGGGAAATACATGCACACGACTAAGTTTTGGAATACGGAAGCGAATAATTTTGAGGGATGGACGGTAACACCGTTAGATAAAAAGATCAAGGATTACGTGGACGCCCAAATTAAGATATCAAACAAGGCGGACGCAGCTGCCACTTCCGGCTTCGGTCTTGATCCGGTACTTTCAAACCTGATTATAGAAAACAAACTTTCTTCCGGATCAGAAAAATTATATAGCTTGAAAGTTTATAACGCTTCCGAAACCGCTATACCGGATATGATTCTATGTAAACCGTTACAGCAGTATATCAATGCGAATTTTCCAGGAACTACTACAAAAGTGGGGCTTTACCGTACCATAGTGGAAGCCGAACAGAATGTTTCACCCTCTAACCGCATGAAGGAAAATGCGTAGTCTGTTTTTTATACCGAGAACGGAAGATGTGCCGGAGGAACCGGTAAGCGACCGACAACCGGAAGAGAACCGGGCCGATAACATCCCGGACAAACATATAAAGACCCGCCGGACGAAAAACGTTCATTTTGACCGGCGGATAAAATCGGAATTGCATCTGGAAGAGTGTTTGCCATGGCATTTTGAGAAAGGGGCGGCATATCATTGTATCAGTCACGGGGATGTTGATAGCTTGACTTATCTTCGTGTGATCGTAAAGCAACAACCGGTGGAATATGTTTTAATTTCTACCTGGTGTATGGCAATTACCGATGTTAAGGAGGTGGAGAAATGGCTGGAGAGAAAAGACATAGGGCACGCGGATTTTTATGTAGGTGAAATATTTCAAGGTTCCTACGCGGATGTTTATTTATACCTAAAGAATGTGGCGGAACGTTTCGGATCACGTGTCTGTATCTTCCGTAACCATGCTAAAGTAATGGCCGGTTTTGGTAACGCTTTTGATTTTGCAATAGAAAGCTCGGCCAATATAAACACCAATCCGCGAACGGAGCAGACCTGTATAACGATAGATACCGGACTGGCCCGCTTTTATAAGGAGTTTTACGATGAAATAAACAGTTTTACAAAGGATTTTGATAATTGGAAACCATATACCCTAAAAAGAGACCGAGCAAATGACGAAGTTATTTAATAAAAACAATGATGGAGCCGGTGAAATTGTCCGTGTTCTGGGATTGATCGACGATGATCTTGATTTTTCTAAATGGGAGCCTATCTTACCGCTAGGAATTCGGGATTTGCAGGCTATTATTGGCGTCGAACCTATCGACGCGATAGATAAGTATTATCGGGAAGAACAAGAGCAAGGTGCGGGGATGGATAGTAAGACGGAAACCTTGCGCCTGATGCAGCAGGCGGTGGCCATGTTTACCTGGTTAAAAATTATCCCTACCCTGGACGCACAACACGGGACGGCCGGGCGTGGCAAACACCTGGGAGAGAATGAAACGGGCATGACCGCCTTACAGGAGTTCAAAGATGAAGAAAATATCCGGAATCTGGCTTATGAAGCTGTAGATGCGTTGGTGGAGTTGATGGATCGCGAAAAGTTCGATTTTTGGATAAAGGGCATTAAGAAGAAGGCTATAAACCGCCTTCTTATTCAGAATAAGGAAACGTTCGATGAATATTACAATATCGGAAGCCACCGGCTTTTCCTGGTGCTTATTCCTATGATCCGGGAAGTACAGGACGGCCAGATAATACCGATTATCAACCGTGACCGCTATAACAAACTGATTGAGGGTGATACCGGTTTAACGGAAAAGCTGATAGAGTATGTACGTCGGCCACTCGCACTGCTTTCGATAAAAAAAGCGGTGGAACGCTTACCGGTGGAAATTCTGCCTAATGGAATCGTACAGGTACAACAGAGCACAACAGTACGGGATAAACTGCGGGCAGAAAAAGAGGCCCGGCAGTCAGTCGCTAAAAGTCTGGAACAGGACGCGGCGGCTTATCTGGATATCTTACAGGATATTATCCGGGAACTGGATGCGGAAGTGGAACCGGCGGATTATTATATACCGGGAATTACCGTACAATCCAAAGGAATAACTTTTTAATGTCCGGACATGGAGAAGTTTACATATAATAATAAGACGGTAGAAATCCCTTCCTGTTTGGATGAGATCAATAGCGAGCAGTACAGGCAGTTTCTTATATTGTCGGTACTGATGAACCGCGGTACCATCACACCCGGACAGTTCCGCGTAAAATGGCTTTCTTTTCTTCTGGGAATGAAAGCGGATTATACAATATACCGGCGTGAGATCATCCGGGAATTGGATGAGCAACTGGATAAACTGGACGGTTTTTTCTCTTATACAACCGGAAAAAATGGCGAACGGATTGTTACCCCCATTTTGAAAACCGGGTGTAACCTAATGCAAGACTTTGGAGGATGGCACGGTGTGGGTGATATGTTGAACGGTCTTACTTTTGGTAATTTCTGTGATTGTCTGGAATTATTGCAGCAATGTAAACAGGCGGCGGAAAATGACGATTCGGGAATAGATGAAATATTCCGGGAACTTACTTTAAAACTTTACCGGTACAAAGAACCGGAGAAGATACCGGACGTTCCTTCCTTACTCGCCATTCATGCGATGAACTTCTTTTCCTCCGTTTGGGATATGATTCTTTCCCAACCTGTATATATCGGCGGGGAGGCTATCGACTTCCGGATACTGTTTCAGAAGTTGGGACTCGACGAACGGAAGGCGGACGATAAAACCGGCTGGACCGGAATAGCTTTTGAAGTCGCGGCTTCCGGTGTATTCGGTAATAAAAAGGAGGTGGACGATACACCCTTCTGGGACGTATTGCTTTATCTGTATAAATGTAAGTTTGAGTATTTACACCAAAAACGTAACAAGAAATGAGAACGACAACAGGTACAAAAAACAAGATTAAAAGATTTGAAGGACTACGCTTGAAAGCGTATGTATGTGCCGCAGGGGTATGTACGATCGGTTACGGTCATACGGTCGGCGTAAAACCGAGCGATGTTATAACACAAGCCCAGGCCGACACTTTTTTTGAAATGGATATAATGGTCGTAGAAAGCCAGGTAACCGCACTTCCTCTTGATTTGGGACAGTATCAGTTCGATGCAGTAGTAAGTTTTTGCTTTAATGTGGGTATTGGAAATTTCAAAAAATCAACCCTTTATAAGAAGATAAAAGCAAATGCGTATGATCCGTCCATACCCGCAGAGTTTAAAAAATGGATATACGGAGGCGGTAAGATACTTCCGGGACTTGTTACCCGCCGCGAATGGGAGGCAAAACGTTATCAGGGGTTGACAGTATGATAAGTATAAAGGTTTATCGTGAATATTGGGAAGGTGTACAAAAGCGCATTCCTGAAATAAAGAAGGTGTTACCCGTTACCATTGACGAGGAAATGAGTAAGACGATACAGGGACTATCTAAAGAGGAATGTCCGGTGCTCTTTATTCTGATCCCGTCGGGAACGGGTGCCAGCCTTTCGGCTGATAATGTAAGAGAGAATAATTTATGCGTTGTTTTCCTTATGGGGAAATACGATCCACAACGGAAGGGAGCTTATGAGACTATCGAAGAGGTGCAGCCGGTCATGGAACGTATCAAACAAATATTGATAGAAGATTCTGCTACCGGTTGCCCTGTAACTAAGGAACTGGATTTAACCAGTCTTTCCACTCTTCCGGAATCCGGCTTTTACCGGACATTTGCAGGGTGGAGCCTGGCTTTTTCATTTAAAACAAGATAGATATGAAAATAATTAAGCAAGGTAAAAAGCCGATAAAAAGCAAACAGCAGAAATGCTCTAATTGCGATTGCATTTTTGAATATGAAAGACCTGATATAAAGTCAGACCAACGGGAAGGCTCTTGGGTTGTATGCCCTTGTTGCAAGAAATGTATTAGTGTTGAATGGTTTTAAACAGAACAGAAATGAATACAACCTTTAAAAAGTCAGCTAATACCACTGACGAATGGTACACGCCAAAGGAAATTATAGACGCATTGGGAAAGTTCGATCTTGACCCCTGTGCACCGGTTACTCCATTGTGGCCTACAGCTACAGTCATGTATGACAGACATATTGACGGATTGTCTCAAAAATGGATAGGCCGGGTTTGGCTAAATCCTCCTTATTCCCGTCCGCTTATAGAACAGTTTGTTAAGCGTTTGGCAGAGCATGGAAACGGAATTGCATTACTTTTCAACCGTTGCGATTCAAAGATGTTTCAAGATGTAATATTCGAGAAGGCAACAGCGATGAAGTTTTTGCGTAACCGGATTCGTTTCTTTCGCCAAGATGGAACACGCGGAGATTCTCCCGGTTGTGGTAGTATCCTAATCGCTTTCGGTAAAGAAAATGCAGAGGTATTAAGAACCTGTGATATCGCAGGTAAGTATGTTAGAATCAATTAGAGTAAAACAAATTAGACATGAATTTTACAGCTTGGTTTTTTATAACTGTAATAGTTACTATTGTTACCATTGGAGTAAATGGTACATTGTGCACCTATTGGGGATATAAGTATAAATCGCAACAGGATACAGAGAAAAAGCCCGATGCGAAAGAAGAGGAAGAGAGATGTCCCCGGATGAAAGTTACTGGTTTCAAATAATAATAGTTCATTATGGCCGAAGACTTTAAAACGGATTTCTTTTCTGATCGGATCGGACGTGGGATACAGGATATTTTTAACGCCCAACTGGAGATCGCTACCAAACGGATTTATCAGAAAGGACGTAGCCGGAAGAAAGTACAAGGATACGGAACACTTGTACAAGGTCGTTCCGGTGCATTGATGGAAGCTTTGCAGAATCCCAGATATTCAGTCATTCCGGACGGCGAAGGCGTAATCGCACGTTCCAATCTTCCATTATACACCCGTTTCCTGGATATGAAGAAACACGGTAATTACCAAATTTACAATCGTCAGATATACGGGATTTTATATCACGATACACTCGGGAGGATTAAATATGAATATCAGGACTATGTAAAGGAAAGGGTGAAAGAAATGTTTGCTGATTCTGTAAAATAATAGTAAAATAGTTATTATTTTCTTCTTTTTCTTTGGTAATAATAGTAAAATTACTATCTTTGTACTGCTGAATTAAAATAGCGATCTATGAAAACAGTTAAAGTTTCTGCGATTCTCAAAGCACTTGAAGATGATGGATGGTGTAAAGTGAATCAGGAAGGAAGCCACAGACAGTTTAAACACCCGACAAAAAAAGGAAAAGTAACCGTTAACGGTCATAAATCGGATGTTATCTGGGGATTCTTGTTAAAGAGCATTGAAGAGCAATCGGGGTTAAAGTTTTAACCCCAGAGCTCTGCTCCAGAAATAGATCGTTTTAATTTGGCATAGCGGTCTTATTATAGACCGCTTTATTTTGAAACTCTTAATTTATAGATATATGGAGAAAGTAGTAATTGATACGGCGCGTGTTGATAATTGTTATAGCGGAGCATGTGAAATCCTGCCCGGATGGGTTGTAGCTTGTACCGGGAGTTTTGAAGATTTCCAAAAAGAGGTAAAAGACAGTATTCGTTTTTATGTTGATTGCGCCCGTAAAGACGAAGAAACGTATCCGGCTATTTTTGATAATGATTATGAATTAGTTTATAAATTTGATGTTCAAAGCCTGTTACTTTATTATCAGGGAATTTTTTCTTTCTCTGCTTTGCAGGTTATTACGGGCATTAATCAAAAACAATTGGCACATTACGCCGCCGGTCGTAGTAAGCCAAGAGCGCAGCAAGCGGAAAAGATTGCCAACGGATTGCATAAATTAGCTAAAGACTTAATGTCGGTCACTGTTTAATATTCAACAAATGGCCGTTGACCGGGCTAAAAGCCCCGGACTTTAATAGGATGGGGCTATTTTTTATATTATGACATACGAAGATATTTTATTTCTGATCGGCTTTTTCCTCGTGATTCTGTTTTTCGTAGGATGTAAGCATAAACCTGATACTTTATCCGGGTGGTTTGCTTTTGCCGTTCTTTCCTTTATCGTTACGCCTCTTATATCGGTTCCGTTAACCTGGTATGTTTGCCGAAGGATGAACCAGGCAACAATCAGAGATAGGGAATATTTCGATCCTTCCGATTTTACAATCAAAAAATAGAGATAGTTTTATCTTTCTATAATATGCCCGTGAAATGATTCTACGGGCTTTTTTGTGTCCTTTTCCGCCAGTTTATCCCAAGATAATTTTGCCTTATAAAATTTAAGTTTATGGCAAAATTAAAACCTGACTACATCGAATGGGTGTTAACCCTGAACGCATCCGACGCACAGAAAGAAATACATAATCTTTCAGAAAAAAACAAGGAACTCCGGGATAGCAATAAGGAGATAAAAAAGTCCATGACCGATTTAATCGCCGCCGGAAAAGCCGGTGGTAAACAATGGAAAAATCTAAATGAACGGCTGAAAGAGAATAATAAAACGATCGGTGAAAATAATAAGAAAATTGCCGAGTGCGAGAAACGGTTGGATAAAACCACCATGAGCGCGAACCAGCTTGCCAGGAAAGCCAATGCCCTACGGAAAGAGCTTCGCGATACGGTGAAATCCTTGCAACCGGAAAGATATGCCGCTCTGGAAAAAGAACTGAAAGAGGTAGAGAAAGCATACGGGCAGGCAACGAAAAAAGCCGAAGGGTTCGGCTCTTCCCTTCTTTCCTTGAATAAGATAAAAACAGTTCTGGCCGGTGTGTTTGTAACTATCGGTGCGATGATTACCGGGCAAATTGTCGGCGGGTTGAGAGATGCAATCAGTACTATTGTGGAGTTTGAGAAGAAAAATAGTACTTTGGCCGCTATCCTGGGAACCACGAAAAAGAGTATCAAAGATTTAACGGATGAAGCGCGCCGACTGGGTGCTACTACTTCTTACACAGCCGCACAGGTAACGGAACTTCAGATAGAGCTTGCCAAGCTGGGATTTTTTAAGGAAGATATTAAAGCGATGACGCCTTCCGTGTTGAAATTCGCTAAGGCGGTAGACACGGATCTTGCTTCGGCTGCTACGCTTGCCGGTGCAACATTGCGTATTTTCAATCTTGATGCAGAAGATACGGAACGGGCTGTTTCTACCATGACTATGGGATGTAACGCATCCGCTTTAAGTTTTGAATATTTAAATACTGCTATGTCTACCGTTGGTCCGGTTGCAAATTCCTTCGGATTCACGATCGAAGAAACTACCGCTCTTTTGGGGGCTTTGGCAAACAGCGGTTTCGACGCTTCTTCCGCAGCAACGGCAACGCGTAATATCCTGCTTAATCTGGCTGACGGTACCGGCAAGCTTGCTCTTGCGCTTGGCGGTCCGGTTAATAACCTGGCGGATTTGGTAAAGGGACTTAAAAAGTTAAACGATGAAGGAATAGACTTGAACAAAGCTCTTGAAATGACCGATAAACGTTCCGTTGCAGCCTTTAATACTTTCCTTAACGGGACTGATACCGTATTGGCTCTTTCCGGTGCGGTTACGGGTGCGGAAGACGCTTTTAACGCCATGGCTGAAGAAATGGGTGACAACGTGCAGGGATCATTAAACGTATTAAGTTCCACTATTGAAGGAGTTGTTTTACGGTTCTACGAATCGAAGGGAATTTTACGTGATTTGATCGATTTTGTTACATTCCTGGTAGAAGGCGTTGGTAACATGATTGATATGTTTAATAAATGGGGAGTTGTCACTTATACCGTTACAGCTTATCTGGTTGCTTATTACGGCGGGTTGAAGATCGCTACTATGTGGCAGGCGCGTTTTAAAACGGCTACGCTTGCTTCGGTTGTCGCTGAAAAGGCGCACGCCGTACAGCTATATATTAGCCGTGCGGCTGCTTTGGCTTATGCGGCAGCCCAGGCGTTACTACACAAAAATACTACCAGATGTACGGCAGCACTTCGGTTAATGAGGATCGAACTTTTGAAGAATCCTTATACGGCTTTGGTTGCGGTTATATTGGCGGCGGGAGTTGCTATTTACCAACTTACAGTAAAAAGCCGGGAAGCATATACTGCAACTAAATTGTTTGCAGAAGCACAACAAGAAGCCACTAAAAAAATAAAATCGGATGAATTACAAATAAAGGCCCTTGTTTCGGCTATACATAATAGCAATTTAACCAATGAACAACGAATAGAGAAAATAAAAGAACTCAAAAATATTATACCGGAATATAATGCGCAGATTTCAGAAGAAGGAAGGGTTATTAAAGAAAATACTGAAGCAATCCGGGACTATTTAAAGATACTGGAATTAAAATACAAAAAAGAAGCGGTTGATCGTAAATTGAAAGACAAATACGATGAACAGATTCGGTTGGAGGAACAATTAGAGAAAGCACAACAAGCCTATAATAATGCGCAGGATAGTTTTAAAAGTTTGTCGGGAGATGCGCAGGCCATTGCAATTGCACAGCTTCAAGTGGCTAAAGAAAATTTGGAAGAAATAAAAAAGAAACTGGAAGATGTAAATACCGTTATTTCTGCTGCGGAAACAAAATATATTGGATTGGAAAATGAGATAGGACAGGCTAGTAAGAAAGGTAGTGACACCGTAAAAGAAGAAACATCCCTCATAAAAAAATTGGAGGCTGAAAAGAAAAAGGTTCAGGAACAGTGGGCGGAAGACAGCGAAGCGAATATCGCCAAGAAAAACAAGGAAATAGAACGCATTGACGCTGAAATAAAACGTTTAAATGAACTGGGGAAGGTCAAAAAGAAAGCGGAAGCTGGGGAGTATAAAAATACGGAAACGGACGCTACATTAAAACCTCTGGAGATTGAACATCAAAAACGTATGCTTCTTATCAAACAGAACCGGGAGAAGGAAAATAAGACGGAAGCCCAGTACATTCTCGAAGGGACGGCGGAAAATCTTCGTTATTACCGGGAACGTATTAACGCACTTCAAAAACTGGAGGCAAAAACACCGGCTAATAAAAAAAAATTACTCGATGAAATCCATAAACTCGAAACCGAGGCGGAAACCGCTATTTTTACAGAAACCGGCAAACAGGAAGACGCCCGTATCAAGCTGGCACAAGAGAAACGGGATGAACGGTTAAAGATTGAAACCGCTTATTACAATATCCAGAAGGACACCATGGAAAAAGCGGTATTAAATCAAAGTATTACGCAGGAAGCGGCTGACGCCTATATGCTGGAAGTTGAAGCGGAACACGCTGCGGAACTCCTGGAAATAAACCGTACCTATCAGAATGATATAAACGCTTTGGAATTTAGCGGGGAACAGAAACGACTGAACGCGGTTATGGAAGCGGCGGATGCTGTTCGTAATTCTGAAATGCAATTATTACGGGATAGAGCGGCTATTGCTCAAATGGTTAATATGTTAACTTCCGAGAAGTTAGGAACCGAGGGAATGAAGGAAAGACATGATAGAGAAGTAAAAGAAACGGAAGCCAAATACAATGCCATTATAGAGATAGCTAAAAACGCCGGTCTTTCTACCGTTGAATTGGAGAAGCAGAAAAAACAGACTCTTAGCCAACTTAATTTTCAATATCAGAATGATTTATACCAGATACAGACACAAATCGGTGTATCCTGGAAACAGGAATACGATAACGAACTGGCGATGTTGAAGAATATGCACGATCAGGGACTAATAGACGAAAAGACGTATCAGCGTAAAAAAGCAGAAATACAGATAGGGTACGCAAAAAAAAATTTTGATAAGATTTCCGGTCTAGCTTCTTCGTTAGTTGAAACAATGCAGCAGGCTGAACTCGACCAGGTAGACGCCAAATATGACGCTCTTATACAAATGGCCGAGAACAACGGAGAAGATACCGCTGCTTTGGAAGAAGAGAAAGAAAATAAGAAACTGGAGATTCAAAAGAAGTATGCGGATGTAAATTTTGCCATCAAATGTTCCCAGATCATAGCGGATACGGCCGTCGCAATCATGAAGGCACTTGGAGAACTCGGACCGATTGCCGGACCCATTGCGGCAGCTTTAATGGGAGCTACCGGTGCTGCCCAGCTTGCATCCGCTAAGGCCGAACGGGATAGAATTAAAAATATGTCCCTGAAAAATACTACCGGTAGCAAAAAAAATACGGCGGAACGTGTTGTTTCCGGATCTTCCGGTGGGGGATACTCGGAAGGTGGTTATACCGGTCCCGGTGGTCGTTATGAAGTGGCCGGAGTTGTTCACAAAGGGGAATATGTCGTACCACAACCGGAGATGAATAATCCTAAAGTAATTGACGCGGTTAGCACGATCGAAGCGATCCGGCGGCAGCGTACCAGTGCCAACCCATTACCACAAAACCCGGGTGAATATGCGGAAGGCGGTTACGTCACTTCTCCTGCAGGGGATTCTTCTTACCGGGAGTTTCTGGAAGCAACTAAAGAGCTTCGCGCCTCTTGTGAGGCTATCAAGCTTATAAAGGCTTATATCGTATACCAGGATTTGGAAAAGGCTAAAGAAACCATAGATAACGCCCGCGATACCTTTACACGCGGAAAATAAATAACCATTATGCTAAAGATCAAGACGAATAAAGGATATTTGGATCTAGGAGGGGATTTTACCATGCAAATAGATGAAAAGTCCCCGGTAATGAATGACAGAGGAACGCAGACGGTACCCGTAACCGTTCCTTATACTCCAAATAATGCAAAATTAACGGGGTTTGCACATCGGATCGACCTTTGCCGTAAACCGCTTGCGGATGATGCGACGTGTACCGTCCTGGATGGGGTTTATAAACGGACCGGAAAAATAAATATCGTTTCAGCCGGAAAAAAAGAAGGTACGACTTTCAATATAGGTTTTGATAATTCCGAAGCTTACAACGCATGGAAAGCCAAGAAATTAAACTCCATGGAATTACCTGTAAAGGAATATAGCAGCGTTACTTCTTTGTGTACCCATCTGTTACAGGTTCTAAACGGATATAAGACGGATTTTGCGGTATTCCAAATAATGACGGCTAACGAATCCCTGAACGGTGTTTCTTATCCGAAGTATCTTAACTATATTTATCCGACAGCAGAGGGAAGTACTATTTATAAGTTGAGATATGAAGCAAGACAGGAAACATTTTTAGTAAATGGCACTCCAACGGAAGTAACTTTGCCTTTAGGCTATGGTATTACCGCTTTTTTATATGTATGGCGTGTGCTGGAACTTATTTTCTCGGAGTTCGGATATACTATTTTGGAAAACCCATTTAAAACGGATAAGGATCTTTCCCGACTTGTAATATTAAACAATGCAGCCGATTGTTGCGTAAAAGGGGTATTGAAATATGCGGATTTAATGCCGGATTGTACCGTAGAAGACTTCCTGAACGCTTTATATGTTCGTTTTGGTATGGTATATAATGTATCATCCGATACTATGACGGCTACGATCCGACTTATCAGGGATATAATAAAATCATCTCCGGATATTGATTTTTCCAAAGAGATAACCGCTTATCCTATTACCACCTATGAAACTGCCAAACAGATAAAGTTATCGGCAAAAACTTCATTTACCGGTGCAGCTCCTTCCGTGGAACGCCTGGAAGATTATTTGAAAGAAAATCAGAATATTGCAAAGTTGAACAGGGTTGACACTTCAAAACGTGTGAACTATCTTAATTTTGAGAAAACAACCGGCAAATGGTATAAGTGGGATTCTGAAAACAACCGGCTTACTTATTCGTCTTCCAGCTTCTTTAATTGGGACAGGAAAACCGGCAATATAGAAGATAACGAATTATCCAGTGATGACGAATGTGTGCCGATGGATTTTGCCGCGAACAATATTCTTACACCTCAATATCTTGCTTCTTATGTACATCGGTATACTTATTTGAAGAACAACAATACCTCCAGTTCTGATGAAGATTCAGAAAGCGAGGAAACACCGCTTTCTTTTGCCTTCTCTTTTGTAGGTACGGCGAATTGTGGTTATCCTTTCGGTAGTTCTCTTTCTGTTGGACCATCTGGTGACAATGTACGTTTTTATGACGGAACAGAACATAAAATATCCCTTCTTTTCCAATTTGAGAACGGATTATTTGTGAACTTTTGGAAAGGATACGACGCTGTTTTAAGACATTCTTTTAATCAGATAGAAGCAAATATACTACTTCCGATTCATAGCATTGCGAAAATAGATCTCCTTAGCACCGTATCACTATGCGGGCAGATATTGCTTCCCGATAGTCTCTCTTATTCATTACCGGCAAATAAGATTGTTCCGGTAAATCTTATGTTTCGGACACTTCGGTTAATTGAACCTTATAATCTCGATGAAGAACATTATATCCCGAATTTTGGAAATACTTTGTATATATGGGAGTTTAGAAGTACGGATATAGAAAGTATGATGGAAAAGGAAAAAGAAAGAGCTTATCATGAAGCTTGGACACCTGGCGCAACTAAAATAGAATTCGTCGAATATAGTTATTCCATAGATGGGTATACAAACAGGCATAACGATAATTACCTTGTTGAAAATTATCCGGACAATGAGGAAGCAACACTGGTTCGAACATATAGATGTAAGACCTCTGTTACTTTTAAGATATATAGCTATATATCAAATCCCAATGATCCGATATCTTATAATAAAACTATCGAATCGGAAATAGAATATACGGATACATTTATATCAGTTCTATATAATGGATAAAATCCGTCCTTTTCTCTTTACTTCTTTACTAAGACTTTTGCAATATGGAAAAACAGAATAATGTATTGCTTGCATATACATCCGTACAAGTTGCGGAGATTTACAAACAATGGAAGGATCATTATACGGGTAACATGTCCGACTTTTACACGTTTATGACATCCCCTTCCATTGAAAGGGAACGTTTTGTTATATCTCTGGAGCTTCAAAGTGAATTAACAGGCGGTTTTATCGCAACAAATCTGACAGTAAAATGAGTGCTAACGACGAAACTTTAAAAGTGAATATATACCCGACGGGTAATGCCTTCACGCGTAACCCTATTTTCCTTTCCGTGTCTTCCGTTTCTATGGCTACGTATAGTATCCGGATGAATGACGAAGAAATATTCAAGGGGAACGGAACAGGGGATTTTAAGGTTAATATATCCGAAATCGTCGAAACCGGAATAAAGACCGTCCCCGTTTTGCGTGGCGGTACGGAAAGCATAACCGGAATTACCGGATTATTTGCCAGAGCCGATATACATGTGGAAAATGAGGGAGCGGAAGAAGCCGACTTGTTTTTTACCGCCTGGGCTGGGGGAATTTCAAAGAAAGATTTCAAGCGGTTGCGCACCATGGGTACCGATATCTTCACTTTAAAATTTCTCAATCCCTATTGCAATTTCTTTTTTACTACCCGGTCGGCCGACTGGAAAATATCCGTCAGGGAAACGGAACTTTATCCATTGCCTTTTATTTTTCCTTCTTCCGGAGAAGAAGTGTCCGTAACGGAACTGACCGGAAAGAACAAGACTATAGTGGAGGGTACACCCGGAAACCTTTATGCTTTGGATATCGCAGCGATACGGCGGGCATTTTTCTTTGATAATGGGATATTGGCCAGTTGTTTCGATGTGCGTGTAGGGGAAAATTTTGCTTGCCGTATAGCAGTGGAGCAAAGCCGGGCCACAAAAGAAAGGTATTTGCTTCGCTTCCTTAACAGTTACGGGGCCTATGAACTGTTGGAGGTTCAAGGAAAAGCTTCCGTAACCCCACAATTTCCCGAAGAAGGGGAGGGGGCAACTTTTAGCCGTTACGATGAAATAACAGACGATTTCAACCAGGAAAGAAAACGCCCGGAAATACAGAATATCATAACGGTAGGTATCGGATACCGCCGGTCGGGTGAAATACCCTTTTTACTTGATCTTCTTTCCTCTGACGACGTTACGCTTCTGGGATACGGGGAAGACGAAATCAGGGTAATACCGTCCGTAGAGGAATTTTCTTTTATGGTCCATCCGGAAGAGCCTAAAGATATTACGTTAAAACTCACTTTCACGGAAACAGAAAGCAACTACACGCCGGATATAACGGAAAACGGATTCAGCAAGCCGCGGATACACTCTAAACAGTTCAGTAAACAATTTAATTAATACAGCTTATGAAGACGCAGAAACAGATAGATGATCTTATCGAACAGATCAGGACAGCAGAGGAAAAGGAAAGTGTAACCAACGAAATGGAGGCGGACGTACTGGAGTTCCTTAACGAAAAAACAAAACCTTTTGATAAGAAACACGAGGTTATGAGCGAGGAGGAATACAGCAGGATCGAAAAGCCGGAACCTAATACTTTCTATTATACCTATGAAGCGGAGGGATAGGACATGCTTATAAAAGGGGGACATAAGATAACCGGGATATTTGTTGAAGGCAAAGCGATAAAAGCGGTGTATTACGCCGGTCGCCTTGTTTGGGAAGGTATAAGGAGTTGCTTTGGCTCCGGTAAGTGGATAGACAAATACCCGTGGTTGGATAAGGAGTTATGGAAAGATAAATAATTAATATCTAATTGTTTGGTATATGGATATAAAGAATTTTAAAGACGGTGATTCAGGGAAGGAAGTTCGCCAGTGTATTGAGGAAAATTTTAAAAACCTGAACGAATTTAAGACGGGGTATCAGGATAAGGTCGACGGACCGGACGGAAAATCCTCTATTTTACGTTCGTTTGCTTCCGAAGCTGACAGGGATCTATACGAATCGGACACGGAGAAGTATGCGGCTAAATTGCTATATCAGGTTATCATACCGGCCATGAACGCTTCCTCCAGTATAGCGACTTTACGGATATCCGTAACGGAAGCACCGTCCGCGATTGTGGCGGAAAACGCACGGGTAGCACTGGGATTTACTTATTACTCGTTTTACGATGAAATAACGGAACCGAACGCGACAAAAGGCGTCGTTAAGTTTACAATTAACGGAACACAGGTCGCTGACCTGACAAGTGAACTTGTACACCGTGAAAGTTATGTGTTTGACTTGACACCTTATTTGATCGTAGGGGATAATAGTATAATTGCTATCGTGAACAATAACGACGGATCGCAGCGTACGCTTTCCTATAATGTAAGTGTAAGGCAGCTTTCTGTTTCCCTTGTCGGTTTTAACCAGATGGAGGCAAAGGCGGGAGCTTTTAATATAACGGCTAAAGTTGTGGGATCGGTGGCAACTGTATTTGTATTGGTGGACGAACAGCAAGTGGCGGCAGGCACCGTTAACGCCGGGGCACAACGGGCATTTGTCATTCCGGCACAGGAAACAAACGGGGTGCATACAATTTCGATTTACGCGACGGCTACGGACGTAGCGATAACGACAGACACGCAAGTGTATGAGTTTATTTCGGATGTTGACGGATCACCGGCTATCGGAGTGGATTTTCCCGTTCAGGCGGCAACGGTCTATGATACCATTGTTTTAAGATATTGGGTGTTCAGTAAAGCCGTCGAGGGAGCAATACCGGTAAGAATGAGCATAGAATCATCCGACGGGCAGGAATTGTTTGCGGGAGAGGATAACGTAACGTTAACCGGCGGAGTTTCCGCGATGACCGCCTGGAATATTCCATTAACAAACGAAGAGTATATCGGTGATATAACCCTGGTGCTGGAAGCGGCTGGCGTAAGAAGGGAATTGCCGTTACATGTCAATATGATTGATGATGTAACCCTTGCACCTGCGAGTGATTGCCGTTTATTCCTTGCATCCGCCGGACGTTCCAATACCGCATCAAACAAGGCGCAATGGATCAGCAAAGAGAAGGACGCACCGGAAATTGCGGCCATTTTCTCGGAAAGCTTTGATTTTTCGGAAAACGGAAGCGGCTGGAATACGGACAGCGACGGAAATGTGGCGTGTCATATCAGAAGCGGGGCACGCGTTACCATACCTTATACGCCTTTTGATAAAAATTACGGGCAAGGTAATGACTTGGATAATCCGGGAACCAAGACGGGTAAAATGATAGAAGTGGAACTGGCAACACGTAATTGTGTAAACATGAATGCGCCGGTTCTTACCTGTTATGATCCGGTTAACGGTGTGGGTATTAAAATTTTTGCCAACGGTACGACTTTTTCTTCTTCCGGATCATCCACGTTTACAGACTTTAAAGAGGAAACCCACATAAGACTTGGATTTATGGTCGAATGTGACGAACAGGCCGACCGCTGTTTTATGTCTGTAATTGCCGACGGTGTACCACAAGGAATTACGGTATATAGCAAGGCGGACACCTTCAAACAGGCAACCCCGCAGCAAATTGTGATCGGTTCCGATGAATGTGATGTGGATCTATATGCGATCCGTGTCTATGACAAAAGCCTTACTATACAGGAGATTATAGGAAATTATGCTTATGATACCCCGAAAGCGGCCGATAAAGTGGCAATTGCCCGGAGAAATGACGTTTTCGATAATGCGGGTAATGTCAATTATGCGAAATTGCGCAAGGCACTTCCGAATCTTCCGATCCTGGTACTGGAAACTCCATCCTTACCGGCAGTAAAAGGGGAAAAAACACCGGTACCAAGTACCACCTTTGAAAACCCGCTTTCTACGGGGGTGGATGATGCACCCTCATTTACTGCGGAAAATGCGGTGAATGATGTACAAGGTACGTCTTCTTCCAAAATCGAGGCGACGGAACCGGAGGGGGAGTTCAAATACCGGAACTACAAGGAAGATTATAAAGAAGGATTCCTTCCGGTCGGATTGTCGGAAAAATTAATCAAATACCAGTTGAAGAAAGGGTTGCCCGGCGAAAAGAAATTTTGCTATAAAATAAATTATATGTCTTCCGAGATGTGTAATAATACCGTCCTTGCAGAATTGTATAACCGTGTGGCCGTCAGTGCGGGACTTCTTACCGGGCCACAGCAGGAACAGGAGGAAGAAGGGAAGGAAGTGACATACCGACAGACTATTTTCGGTTTTCCCATGTGCATATATTGGAAGAAACCGGGAGAATCCCGGATGAAATACGTCTCAATGTTCGATTTCAACAATGACAAGGGAAACTTGAATATACTTGGTTTTGACCGGGACAAATATCCGAAGGCTGAAATATGGGAAGTATCGGACAATATTACATTTTTCGATCATCCATATCGGGGATGTTGGGTGGATGAAACGGGTAAAATCCAGAACGACATAACGGCGGAGTTTGAAAGCCGGTTGCCGGGAGATTCGGAGGTAAACGAGGATTGCGCATACGGGGAAGCTAAGACAGAAGGACAGGTGGAACAGGCTAATAAGGAATGCGCCTCCCTTGTACGCTTCTGTAATTGGATGTATTCAACTAATCAGGAATTAGCAACAGGGAAACCCCTTTCACAAACATACACAGATAAGGACGGAAAAGAATATACGGTCGATAATGCGTCTTATCGCCTGGCTAAATTTTTGACGGAGAAAGACGAGTATCTGGACTGGGAAAAGGTGACATATTACTACAATTTCACGGCACGCCACCTGATGATTGATTCCCGGGCAAAAAATATGCACCTGGTAACGGAAGACGGAATACACTTTTACCCCGTTCTTTATGACGCCGATACAGCGGAGGGCAACGATAATAACGGTAAGTTGAGTTATCCCTATTATTATGAGGATACCGATCTGGACGCCGGGGGGGATGTCGTGTTTAACGGTCAGAAAAGTGCCTTATGGATAAATGTCCGGGAAGGGTTTGCGGAAGCGATTGCCACACAGGACAGGACTTTACGTTCTTCCGCCGGTTATAGCTACGAAGAGGAAAAGGCCCTGTTTGATTCTCACCGCGAACAGTGGTGTGAGGCTTTATTTGCGTATGCGGCATGGGCTTTATATAAGAATAATCCCGCGTATATAGAAGCCGCGCTCGGAGATAAAAAACATCAGCGTAATTACTGGATGTACTATTCATACCGGTATTGGGACAGTAAGTTTCATTCCGGGGATGCACCCAAAAATAACCTGGTGTTACGTGTTTGGGGACGTGGCGCGGATTTAACCGTAGTGCCTTACTGCTGTCTGTATCCGCGTGCGGAATGGGGATCTACAAATAAAGTGACAACGCAGCGTTGCCTGGATTTGAAAAACGGGGTGACTTTCAAGAATCAGATTGATTCGGACGTTTCTAACTTTATCATTTATGTTTTTTCTTCTGATCTGATTGTTGATCTGGGGGATTTGTCGCAGATGGGAGATATACAGATTGATGATGTAGGAGCGGCACCGAGATTAAGACGGTTGCTCATCGGAAGGGACGAAGAAGGATTCGTAAACAAGCGTACAAAAACACTCTCTTTGAATAAGAACCGTATGCTCGAGGAGTTGGATATTTCTAATTGTGAGGGATTCGGATTGCAAAACGACGGGACTTATAAAAATTATACACTGGATTTGTCAAACAACACATTATTGAGAGCGTTACGCGCGAAGGGAAGTACGGTAACAGGATTCAGTTTGCCACAGACGGACAAACTGGAGACATTGCAGTTACCCGAAGGACTTACTACGCTCGCACTTATCAACCTTCCGAACCTGGGAAAGAACGGCGGAGATTTTTCCATTCTCGATACTTCCGAACTTGTTTCCGTTTCTATTCGTAATTGTCCGGCGGTGGATTCGCGGGCAATAATCGAGGACTGTTTGTCGCATGAAGTACAAAAGTTGGCAAATGTAAATATTACCGATATCCTCTGGAATGATTTCTCTTTGGATTATCTTTTCAGACTTGCAGAGATGAAGGCGGAACTTACAGGAGTCATTAACTTGAAACAGGATTCTGCCAATATGCCAAATTTTGCACAAAAAAGAGCGATGATCGAAGCTTTCGGAGACATTGACGATCCGGATAATAAATTATATGTAACTTATCGGGTAATGAGAATGAACGCACCTGTAATTTCCGGGAATGGCTATTATCCGGATACCGGTACTTACCAGATGGTATATGCGGCAACGCCTTCCACGGCCAACAACTTCCGCCGGGCAAAATGGAGTATAACAACAAACAGCTACGCCGATATTACGGAAGATGGAGTTTTAACCGTAAAGAAAGTCGGCGGGGCAGGAGCTGCGGAAGTTACCCTTACAATGGAATTATTAGGCGGAGAGGAAATATCATCTACTAGAAAGATCTTCTTTTATTTGCCTGATCCCAAACCGGGGGATTATGTATATTGTGACGGTTCGTATTCCGACATTTACGACGCAAACCGTTCCGTAATCGGTATTTGTTTCTATGTTAACGGAGATGACAGACGGATGATCGCTATTGATAATCTGGCAACCGTACCGTGGGGACGTAATGACCTGGATATACCGGATTTGAAAAATTATACTGTTGTGGACGGGGCCAACAGTTCGTTGACCATTAGCGATGAAACTTACCGGGAAAATGACAATACGACATTTAAAGAGTTTATTTCGGGAGCCCTTTCCGACTGGGACGGCAAGAAGAATACCGATAGGATGCACGAACAGGCTTTATATGCACTGCAATCCAATGGATTATATATACCCCAAAATATGCGCGAACTGGTTCAGGAAATGGCAAATATAACCGACGACACAACAAGGAGGCTATATTATCCGGCTTCATTCTATTGCAAGATGTATGAGCCTAAAATAAAAAATAATGAGATGTTGAACGGGAAGTTTACGGCGGGAAATTGGTACCTACCGTCATGCGGAGAATTGGCACGTATTGTTTTCTATGCCCTGAAAGGATACATCAAAGGGGAAGAAGGTACGGACCTGGCAATATTTGCGGATGCGGCAACAAACGGAATATTTGCGAAAATATCGGCTAATTGGATTTGGTCGAGTACGGAGTTCCATTCGCACATCGCGTGGAACGTGAATGGTGCTTCCGGTCAGGTGGGCAGTGGTGTCAATAAGGCGGGCAGTAGCGTCGTGCGTTGTGTCGCCGCATTTTAAACTTTAAACTTTAATATACAACAAGGTACATTAAGAACATGGGGAAAGTTAGCGATCTGAAAGTGTATAACGATGTTGAATTATTGGCCGGATGGGTGTTGGACATATCGGCCAACTTTCCTAAACAATATAGATACATTACGGAACGGCTGGTAAATACCATCTTTGATTGCATGGATGATATAACACTTGCTAATTTACGTGAGGGTACCGAACGGGCAATGTTTCTTGACGCATTCGTGGTACATTTTACATCGGTGAAAACCATTCTAAGAGTATGCACCCGGAAACGGATTCTTTCTGTTAATAATGAAGCCCTTTTTTTGCGGTCGTCCGCAAATATAGGCAGGCAGATAGCCGGATGGAAACGGGCAGCATTGAACCAAAATCGTTAAGGCGGTTATGGCAGTGTATAATTTAATTCCAAATGGGTGCCCTACTGGAAAGATACTTCCAGTTACGAACAAGATACAGGGTATGATAACGGAGTACCATTCGAACAACGCGTGGAACGTGAATGGTGCTTCCGGTCAGGTGAACAGTGGTAACAATAAGGCGAACAGTAACGTCGTGCGTTGTGTCGCCGCATCTGGGGAATTATACAGTGTACTGTTAGAATCATTTGTAGAAGCGTACCACGATTGCATTCTAAATAAAATGTCAAGTCCGCAATGTTGTGAATTTAGGGCCGATTACGAAGACCGTTTGTATGACCTTTATTTGCTGGTTATACAGGGTGTTTATTTCCCCTTGAAATCACGTTGTTTTATTGTTACCAGACCATTATATAGAGAAGTGTTTGCTGCGGATTTTCAGGACCGTATAATACATCATTGGATTTGTCTACGGTTAGAACCCTTGTTTGAGAAGCGTTTTACAGAGTTGGGCAATGTTTCGCATAATTGCAGAAAATATTTTGGAACGGAAAGCGCGGTACGGGCACTATCTAAAGATATATATGATTGTAGCAACGGGTTTACAGAAAGTTGCTGGGTAGCAAAATACGACATTTCCGGTTTCTTCATGTCGATAGATAAAAGGATCGCATGGGAATTACTTAATGAACTTATCAATACACATTATCACGGAACCGATAAGGAATGTTTGTTATATCTTACACGCATAACGGTATTTCATTTGCCGCAGGAACACTGCATAAAGAGATCACCGGAGTGCTTATGGGATATGATACCGGGTAATAAATCATTGTTCGGGAACGATCCGTTTAAGGGTATGCCAATCGGTAATCTTCCCTCTCAACTGATAGCAAATTTCTATCTGTCTTTCTTTGATGAGTTTGTTTTATCCTTGGGATTTGAGTATTACGAGAGATACGCGGACGATTTTGTACTGGTGCATAGGGATAAGAACTTTATATTAGAAGCGATACCGCTTTTTGAAAGATTCTTATGGGATAAATTGAAATTAAAACTACATCCGGACAAGAGATACCTGCAGCACTACACAAAAGGAATACAGTTCGTAGGAGCCGTTATTAAAATGGACCGGATATATGTAGGAAATAGAACCGTCCGTAATACCCGGCAGGCTATAAGATGTATAAATAAAGAGTTGGAGGCCGGAAATCCATTATCGGACGGTATGATATCACGTCTTAACAGCTATTTCGGGTTTATGAGGAAAAGAAAGGCATACGCCATACGGCGCGGGCTTGCAAAGGAATTTTCCCCTTTACTCTGGAACAAGGTGTATATGACAAATCATTTTTTCACGGTTAAAATAAAAATGAAGTATGATGAATTATTCCAATATCGACAGGAAACGATTAGGAACACCCGACGCCGTGTTGCTTAAATCCATGGCGTTACCGGTAGAATATGAGGACGGGATTTATATTGTCCGGTGGGATATACGGACTATTTTTCCGGATGATGGAACACAGAAAAATCCCCTGGTTACGTTCGCATCCTGGACCGGTAGAGAATATCCGGGAATAGAACGGATAAAGACATGGTTAGAAGAATATTATAACGGGAAAATCCCGGGAAACATAAACTTAAAAGATTACAGGTATGAAAGAATTAGAGTTTACAACCTACGTAAAACGTCCGGAAATGCTGGAGAAAAGCGTCCAGGCGTGCGTGCCTCACTGGACGATAAATATCGACAGTCGGCAGATAGAAAATGAGTTGGGAATATTGGTTTATAAACAGGAAGTTGTAAGGCTGGAAGGAGAATTAACCTATGATAAGATAGTTTCCGCGATCATAAACGCGAAATATTCCATAGACGACCAGACGGCTATATTAATGAACGCAATGAACCCGAATCTTCTTACAGAAGAGAAGGAAGCGGACTACTATCAGGAGATGAAAGACTTTCAGGCATGGAGGGACAAAGCTAAAAATATAGCTTCCGTAATAATGGATAAATTGCCGTTCTGAAACGGAAAAGATACGTTTTGTTAAATGATCAATTTTAGGAGTTATGAAACAGCTTATTAAAAAACTGTTCGGGTGGATGAAGGAAAGTAACCGCCCGGCACACATGAAGGCGGGCAATACAATTTTTGTAATCGTCTTAATTGTTTTTACACTTTTAGGGGGAATATTGCTTAACCCTTTGTTAGAAGGTTATTCTTATGAAGGCAGCAGCCGTTTGTTTATTCTGGCTATGATCCAGGCTCTTATTGTAGTCTTTATTGCAATGTGTTCAGTAGAATATATTCAAGAACGGATGGGGTGTAAATGGGACTGGCTGGATATTGCGGCCGGATGTTTAGGCTCTGTTTGTATAACCGTGTTTACAATCTTGCTTGTCTTGCTGATAATATAA